ACCCGTTACTGGCGTTGCTTATATTGGTATTATTGCGGCTGAGAAACTCATCGGACTTAGCAAGTATACAAGGATCGCTCAGTGGTGTGCCCGTCGAGGTACTCTCCAGGAGGAACTTTGCAATGACATTGCTAGGGAAATCAGCCGAGCAACAAATTCCAAAAACGTAGCAGTATACATTCAAGCAACACACGGTTGCTGTGAGAATCGCGGCATTATGGCACATAGTTCATTAACACAGACAACTGTACTTACTGGTTCATTTAAAACTGATCCAGGTGCTAAGAAAGAGTTTTTTGATAACATTAAATTACAACAGGAGTTTGCCCCAAGATGACAACAGCTAAAGACTTAACTGATCAATTAATTTTCCGTGCAAAGAATTTACAAGAATTTATTGTAGAGAGAGAATTCGATCACATACCAGCAGGTGTGGTTAAATTTGATATACAACATACAGTTGGACATCCAGCACGTATTTTTGTTCCGGCGTTAACGCAAGACGAAGCAGAAACAATGGTTGACGAATGGTTTGAGGAAGATGTAGAATGAAATGGTTTGATAAATGGCTATATACCAAAGTTCGAGACATGTGGGAAAATAGAGACCACTACGATCAAATAAATTCAACAGGATGGTTACAGGATAAACATAAAATGGCAATTGGTATGGGAACAGCAATGGTAGAACGTGGCCGTGCAGAAGGCGAAGGTCGCATTACATTTGAACTAAGCAATGCAGTTGGTGGTAAGATTCTCAATGTTCGACATTATGATGACCGTAAGGATCGACACGATCAACAAACTTATGTTATTCCCACTGGTGAAAATGTCGGTGAGCGTGTTGCTAAAATTATTAATTTAGAGATGTTCAAACAATGAAAGCCCAAACTCCAGCAGAAGGTATTTTGAAGCAAAACGATTGGGGCGATTCAAAAGTTTATCGAGTCGCTTGCGAATGTTCTAATACAGATTGTGATCACAACGTCTGGGTAGAGTCTGATGATACAGGTATTTCTGTTAACATCTATGTTACTACTAGAACAAACTTTTGGTCAAAGTCACGCTGGACACATATTTGGACATTACTTACCAAAGGGTATATTGATACCGAATCGACTATTTGTTTGAAAGAGCAACAAGCGATTAACTATGCTCAAACTCTTGTAACTGCATCAGCAGACGTTAAAGAGTTTCGTAATACTAGACAAAATAAAGAAGAACGTGCTATAATAACAAAAATGGCAAAAGAACAGGATTGTGTATGAGTAAAATTAAAATAGCGGAACTGTTTTACAGTATCCAAGGTGAAGGACGCTACATGGGTGTCCCGTCTGTGTTTCTGCGTACATTTGGGTGTAACTTTAAATGTGCAGGATTTGGTATGCCACGTGGCGAAGTCAGTCACGAAGCTACTGACATTGCGGCAACACACAAAATGATTGAGTCTTTTCAAAAGTATGAAGACTTGCCGCTTGTAAGCACAGGTTGTGACAGCTATGCATCATGGATGCCAGAGTTTAAAGATCTAAGTCCAATGTTAGAAAGTAACGCTATTGTAAATCGTATTATGGAGATACTTCCTCACAAGCGTTGGGAAGATGAGCATCTAGTTATTACAGGTGGTGAACCTTTGCTAGGTTGGCAACGTGCTTATCCAGATTTGTTAGATCATCCTAGTATGTGGCGTCTTAGAGAAATTACTTTTGAAACAAACGGTACTCAAAAATTAACTCCAGAATTTGCTTCATATTTGCATACTTGGAAAAGTCATCATGATCAAGACTTTTGGCGTGAGATTACATTTAGTGTAAGTGCTAAACTTCCTTGTAGTGGCGAGAAGTGGGAAGAAGCAATCTGTCCTGAGATTGTATGCGAGTACGAAGAGTATGGTACAGCATATTTAAAATTTGTTATTGCTACAGAACAAGACTTTGCCGATGCAGAACGTGCTACTGAAGAATATCGTAAAGCAGGTTTCACTGGACATGTTTATCTAATGCCAGTTGGCGGTGTAGAAAGTGTGTATGCATTAAACAATCGTAAGGTGGCCGATCTTGCTATGAAACGTGGATGGCGTTATAGTGACAGATTACAAGTGCCACTATTTAAAAATGAGTGGGGTACCTAATGGCAAAATTACTAGTACTCGGATGTGGTAAGAAAGAACGTCCAGGAAATCCTGGAGATACTATTGTTACTGTAGACATTAACGAAAATGTTGGTGCTGATGTAGTACACAACTTAGATGTATTTCCATGGCCGTTTGAGAGTGGTGAGTTTGATGTTGTACATTTAGACAATGTATTAGAACATTTAAACAACATTGTTAAAACAATGGAAGAAATTCATCGCATAACCAAACCAGGTGCCACTGTTACTATTATTGTGCCGTATTTCCGCAGTAAATGGGCCTGCGTTGATCCAACACATGTTCACTTTTTTACAGTAGATACATTGAGCTATTTTGTAAAAGGACATACATATCATGAAAGATATGCATATAGTCCTTGTAAATTTAAAATGCATCGCAAAACATTTAACGAAGGAATTGATCAAACTTGGTTCCAAAAATTGTTAATACCATTTGCTGAATCAAATTTAGAATTTTACGAGAATAAAATTAGTCCAATATTCCCGTTAGAAACATTAACATATCATATGGAAACGATAAAATGATTAAAGACTTTATAAAGAAAATTACTGGAATTAAAGCAATTGAAGATGCAACAGCAATGGCAAAAGCTGAGGCGGCAGTTGCTCAAAAGTTAACAGAACAAAAATTAAAAGAAGCCGCAGATGCAGAAGCCAAAGCAGAGCTTGCCAAATTGACTCCAAAAGAACGTGCTACACGTAAAGGCGAACCTTGGGTTTCCGTTTTGGATACTCATGTAAACAAAGATAATGTAAGAAACGGCTTTTTTGAGCTTGACTGGAACGCTGCTTTTGTAGTACAATTAAAGCAAGAAGGATATGGTTATGACGGTGATCCAGATGAAGAAATTGTGGATCGCTGGTTTAGAGACTTAGCCCGTAACATATTAAGCGATGAAGGTCAGGATGCTTCTAGAGGTGCTGGCTACATTAACGTAAGTAAACTTGCAGACGGAAAAGCAGAGGTAAAATGAAATATATTTTAGTTGATACAGCAAATACGTTCTTTAGAGCGAGACATGTGATTAATGGAAGTGCTGATATCAAACTAGGTATGGCATTCCACATTACTCTCAACAGTATTAAAAAGGCTTGGAATGACTTTGGTGGCAATCACGTGGTGTTCTGCCTCGAGGGTCGTAGCTGGCGCAAAGATCATTATCCTCCGTACAAACGTAACCGTAGCGAGGCACGTGCCGCACATACTGAAAAAGAAGCTGAAGAAGAAACAGTATTTTGGGAAGCGTTTGATACATTTAAAACGTTTATTGCAGAAAAAACAAACTGTACAGTTTTACAACATCAGCAATTAGAAGCAGACGATTTGATTGCTGGCTTCATACAAAGTCATCCAAATGATGATCATATTATCATTTCGACAGATACAGATTTCGTACAATTGATTGCACCCAATGTAAAACAATACAACGGTGTAATGGAAACTACTATTACGCACGAAGGCATATTTGATGCTAAAGGTAAGCGTGTAGTTGATAAGAAAACACAAGAACATAAAGAAATTCCAAATCCAGAATGGTTACTATTCCAAAAATGTATGCGTGGTGACCCCACTGATAATGTGTTTAGTGCGTATCCTAAGGTGCGTGTAAACAAACTACAAGAAGCATACAATGATCGAAAAGACAAGGGCTTCGCGTGGAACAATATGATGTTGCAACGTTGGGTTGACCATAATGGCGAAGAACATCGTGTACTAGAAGACTATGAACGAAATCGTGTACTGATCGATTTGTCTGCACAGCCTAAAGAAATTCGCACAATAATTAACGAAACAATCGACACACAAGCAGTTCCTAAATCTATTGATCAAGTAGGTATTAGACTGCTAAAGTTCTGCAATTTGTATGATTTGAAGAAAATTACTGACAACATTACACAATATGCAGAACCATTCCAATCACGTTACCCTGAGTCAGCGGTAACATGGCGTAAATTACAACAGGAGAACTAAAATGGCAAAACTAAGCAAACTAGCAAAAGTAAATGAATCAATTACCATCAATCGTTATGACAATGCATGGATGGTAGAAATTGGCGGACGTGATAAGAAAGAAGATTGGAAAAATTCTAAAACTGTTTGCAACACAGAAGAAGAATTGATTGCGTTGATCAAAGAATATAACGCAATGGACTTGGATAACTAATATGCCAGCAATACGCACAGTAGACGAGATAAGTGACGAAGAATTAGAAGACTGTTTTGACGGGTCAACTAATATAGACATGGTTCGCGAGCTGTGCGAACTATGCGAGAATGGCGCTGGGTATATTGATATTGAAGAATTTGGTGAACGCTTCGCAACTGCTATCGAGGGCTTTATCAGCGCGGATGCAGATGAAGAGCCTGATGAGTGGCAAGAGGCTTGGGATAACAACCAAGAATGGGGCGAGGGCATTGCTGAAAATATCAATCAAGCATTAGACATCGAAGAACCAGAGGAGTATAAAGAATGACGGTATGGAAATTATCACCACAGTATAAAAAGTCAGCAGTAGAAAAAATGTTTTTCTACAAAGAAGGTAAGGTCATCACTATTGAGCAAGGATATCGCTGGGCTACATTTACTGTAGAATCTGACGAACAACCGCTTACCAATGATGAACTCAAAAACGAAGACGGTTACGAATTAAGCTGTATTGATAACGATGAATCGTGGGAAATGTGGGATATGATTGACGGATGCTGGTGCGATATTGAAGATGGTAACGGCAAAGCATCTGAGGAAGATGTTGAAGAATTTATCACAGCGTGGGAAGAAGATTCTTTTGATGGTGTGGAAAATTTAGGTTGGCAGTGTGACGATACAGAGTACTATTACTATGGTCCATTGGAACTTACCAATGAAGATACTGGTGAAGTATTTAAAGGTGAGCCTGACGAAGATGCACCAGTTGCAAACGAAACATTAGAAGAAGCATCAGAAGAATTTCATGAAGAACCTGAAGTTACTGATTGGTTTCCGGTAAGCATTAATCCAGCAAGACAGGGGGCATATCAAGTAACATCAAGCAACATTCCAAATTGGCCGTTTCCAAGTTATGCACAATGGGACGGCGTTCAATGGAGTGACGAACATGTAGTCTCATGGAGAGGACTTTTAAAGGAGCCTGAATGATTACTAGAGAAAAACTAGAGCATCACATTGCACATTTGCAGGAAAAACATGACATCCTTGATGAACAAATTACTAAGTTAGAAGCGCATCATGAAAACGTGACTGATCTTAAAAAAGAAAAGTTACACCTCAAAGATGAAATTGAGAAATTTAAAGTTAAGGTAAAAAACATATGACAGATCTTCATGCTAAGCCAATCGTAGATGGCAAGCTGTGGGTAGTTGAACAAGACGGCGAACGTGTTGGGACTCTACATAAAAACGAAAACAACAAATATATGTTGAGTGCTAAAAACGGTGAACTTTACTTTAGTAAAAAATCAGAAATTACAAAGAAATTTGGTGATAACTTTTTCTTAAAAGGAATTAAGACAACTGTTTCACATAGTAATGAAAATGAGTGTCACGGTTATCCAACTAAATGGAAACCGTACAACTCAATGTATGATGTTAGACGCAAGCTACCCTTGTTTACTAAAAGTAATCAAAGTAAAAGTTTATTTTGTGCTGGTCATTATGTAATTAAATTTCCTAAAAATTGGGTACGTAGTTTTTGTCCAAAATTAATTACTATTGAACGTTATGAGTTTTCAGGTCCATACTTAACTGAAGAAGAATCTAAAGAGGTATTGGCAAATGTCAAATAATCCAATTAATACAATACCTTTACAGCAATTCATTCAACAAGTAAAAATGGCTGATATGAGCCAGCAAAAAGAAGTAAAACTGGACATTAGGACTGCTAAATTGCTAGCATTCACTCTTGGCGAAGTAACTAGTAAGCTAACGCAAGATTATGAAAATCTTTTACACATTTTAAAGCAATCTACCAACGATACCGTCACTGTTGAGCTTGACGGGGGCGGTTTTAAAGACTAGTTATAGGATAAATATATGCGTATATTTGAGGAACGCATATATGAGTCGACCAAAACCAAAGGTACTGTTAGAGCATGTTAATAAGAAAAATTACAAATGTGAACAGGTTTTAGAAGCTGATGCCATCTGGGCTGTCTTCTATAAAGGTGCACCTTTTAATTTAAAGAGCTTTAGCAATATTACAAGTTATCCAGGTCCTAAGTACAAGAAAGTTGCATTTAGTAATCCAGGCCATGCTATTAATTTGGCAAAAAAATTGAACTTAACTTTTGGATGCAGTGATTTCCAAGTAACAGTTCTAACAACTGGTCAAGTATTGAAATGATCAATTCACTGGCCTACACTAAGATTTTTTTAAAAGAACAAGAAAAATCCTTAGATGAAGCTAATGTAAAAATACATCACAGAATGTGGTGGCAAAACACTAGAACAAAAGACAAAGGCGGCTTACGCCTTACTGATGCTGGATACGAACATGTAACATCAGTCTTAGACTTAAAAGAATACGAAATCCCTTTCACTGAGCATGTGGAGCTAAGTCCACAAACGATCATATTTTTTGATCAATTTATCGATTGTCCGTACTATCTGACCAATCAGAGTATAACCGTTTTTTCCGAGAAAAAAGCGTTCGAACTAATGTTGTTTTCGGACGACATCCGCAAGTACGGACTTATAAAAGCCATTAATTCACGAAAAGAATCTGAGTGATTTAACCAATTTCCTATTGACTTTGTTGTGGAATTGCCGTATAATACATACATAGACAGTTAAACAACAACCCTCAACTTAAGATTGGAACATTAAATGAGCGAGATTATTTCACGTACAGTTGGCCCAAAAGCAGCCAAAAAAGCTATTAGCAAAGGATTTGCAAAACGGCGTCCTTTGTTCCTATGGGGTCCTCCCGGTATTGGTAAATCCGATATTGTCAAGCAACTTGGCGAAGATATGGACGCTCATGTAATTGACGTTCGTTTGTCACTTTGGGAACCTACTGATATTAAAGGTATTCCATATTTTGATTCAAACGCTAACACAATGGTTTGGGCTCCCCCAGGCGAATTGCCTAGCAAAGAGTTTGCTAAAAATCACAAACAAATTATCCTGTTCATGGATGAAATGAACTCTGCTCCGCCAGCAGTACAAGCGGCAGCTTATCAACTTATTTTGAATCGTAAAGTTGGTACTTACGAACTTCCAGATAACGTTCTCATTGTTGCGGCGGGTAATCGCGAAGCAGATAAGGGTGTAACTTATCGTATGCCCGCTCCGTTAGCTAATCGCTTTTTGCATTTGGAAATGCGTGTAGACTGGGAAGACTACAGTTTTTGGGCTACAGAAAATCGTATTCATAAAGACGTTGTTGGCTTTTTGACATTCTCTAAAAAGGACTTGTACGATTTTGATCCAAAAAGTTCAAGTCGTGCATTTGCTACTCCACGTAGCTGGACATTTGTAAGCGAATTGCTTGAAGATGACGATACTGATGAAAACACACTGACTGACTTGATCTCTGGAGCAGTCGGTGAAGGCCTCGCTATTAAGTTTATGGCGCACCGCAAGGTTGCTAGTAAGATGCCAAATCCAACTGATATTTTGACTGGCAAAGTTAAAAAGATGGATTCAAAAGAGATTTCTGCAATGTATTCATTAGCTGTTAGTTTGTGCTATGAACTTAAAGATTCTAGCGACAAGAATGCTAAAAATTGGAACGATCAAGTTAACTGTTTCTTTGAATTCATTATGAATAACTTTGAAACTGAATTGGTTATTATGAGTACTAAACTTGCTCTTACCCAATACAATTTGCCTCTGGATCCGGATGAGATTAAATGTTTTGATGATTTTCATGCCAAATTTGGTAAGTATATTTCGGCTGCAACGGAAAAACGTTAAAATAAACCGATTGACACCGCCTTCGGGCGGTGTTATAATATATACTATAGCAACTTAGGAGCAGAACATGCAACACAGTCTAGACCCCGTAGTAGACAAAATTATCGTAGCTCGTGTGGGCTTACTTCTTCGTCATCCATTTTTTGGTAATATGGCGACCCGTCTTAAGGTCGTAGACGCTAGCGACTGGTGTAAGACTGCGGCAACTGATGGTCGCAATTTATTTTACAGTCGTTCGTTTTTTGAAACCCTCACTACTAAACAAGTAGAGTTTGTCGTTGCACACGAAATTCTTCATAATGTTTTTGATCATATGGGTCGACGTGAAGGACGTGATGCACGTATTTTTAATATTGCCGCAGACTATTGTGTTAACGGACAATTAATACGTGACCGCATTGGCGAACAGCCTCCAGAAATTAAAATTTTCCATGATACAAAACATTATGGTAAAAGTGCAGAACAAGTGTACGACGAAATTTATGACAGTATGGACGAAGAAGAACTTGCCGCATTAGGCGAGTTACTCGACGAACACATTGATTGGGAAGAAGATCCTAAAGACGGAAAAAGCCGTCCTCAATATACAAAAGAAGAACTTAAACAAATCCGTGATGAAATCCGTGAAGCTACTATGCAGGCTGCAAATGCGGCTGGTGCAGGTAATACCCCGGCCAATATTGCACGTATGATTAAGGAACTTACAGAACCTAAAATGAATTGGCGTGAACTGTTGCGTCAACAAATTCAAAGTTTAATTAAAAACGATTACACTTTTGCACGTCCAAGTCGCAAAGGTCAAATGTCAGGTGCTATTTTGCCTGGTATGAAATTTGACGAAACAATTGATGTTGCTATTGCTATTGACATGAGTGGTTCTATTGGAGATGATCAAGCAAAAGACTTTATTAGTGAAGTCAAAGGCATTATGGACGAGTACAAAGACTATAAAATTAAATTATGGTGTTTTGATACCAAAGTATATAACGAACAAGATTTTGACGGATACAGCGGTGAAGATATTCTCAATTACGAAGTTAAAGGCGGTGGCGGTACAGACTTTGATGCCAATTGGGAATACATGAAGAAATACGATATCAATCCTAAAAAGTTTATCATGTTTACTGATGGATATCCTTGGGACTCATGGGGTGATGAAAATTACTGCGATACGCTATTCATTATTCACGGAAATGATTCTATTGTTCCACCATTTGGCTCTCACGCTTATTACGAGTTTAAATAAGAGAGTGAGATGGCAATAAAAAATGGTAAACCAAATCCTCTAAATTTGTTGGATCTAAGGAGAGTGGACTTTCCCGCTCACCATTTCTATTACATGACTGTACCCAAGTACAATCCCACTTATGTAAAAACAATAGATAGTTGGATCTTCAATAACTTGAACGGCAGATATTATGTTGGGCAAGGTATTGAGCTAGATTCAACTAACTCTATCATCTATGTCACAAAAGTTGGATTTGAGCAAGAAAAAGAGATTAGTTTTTTCTTGCTCGCATATTCAAATCTGTAACTCCTAAAATATAATACGGCTATATAATAACGACATCACAATGTCGTTATTAAGGAGATACTATGACTGAACAAACTAAAGAACAAGTCCAGGAAAATGCGCCAGAAACCGCACAAGCACCTGACAACGATTTAACAATTAATGATCTAAACTCTATGAAGCAGATCATCGACATCGCAAGTTCACGCGGTGCATTTAAGGCAAACGAAATGGAAGCTGTTGGTAAGGTTTATAATAAATTATCAAACTTCTTAGCTCAAGTAGCCGCAAAAGGACAACAAACAAATGGTTGATTTAAAACACGTAGCTAGGTTTATTGACTCTGGCAGAAAGTGTTTAGTAGCATATAGAACACTTCCTGGCGATGCATATAGCTGCCTAGTAATCCCAACAGAAAATTTACCAGAATCACAACACGATGCACTTATTAGCATTGTCGAGTCTTCTGCTGCTCAATCGGCAAATGAATTTGCAGAAGTTCTTGCACGTCAGCAATTCCCAGATGGTAGCATTATGCTTGCCGCATTACACACCCAAGGTAAATTGATTAAAGTTGCAACTGATGCGATTGAAATGATTCCAAACTTTTCTGCCAAAGTAAGATTAGATAAGTTAAACATTATTATTGCTGAACAGCGTAATGTTGCAGTTGACGATTTAGCAATCAAACCACCAGGTGGAAAATCTACTCAACTTGCTGAAGTGGTAGAGATTGCAACAGTAAATGAAGTTCCACCAGTTGCTCCAGAGGTTGATGCTACTGCGCCGGTTGAAGGAGATACGCCAGAGATCGTTGCCAAACGTTATCGCAGTCAAGCAGATAAGTTGGCAAAAGAAGCTGCACAATTTCGTAGACTAGCAGAGGACTTGGTACCGACTAAGAAAAAATGACATCCAAGAAACTTTCAAAGGATGTTATTGAACGATGGCCCGAAGTATTTGAAGGGATACAGTTAAATGTAGTTCCCTTAAAATACTTACACTCTATTCAGATACATTTTAAAGATAAGAAGACCTGGGACATTGATATTTCTTCTAAAAAAGAAGAAATGACTTGGCAAGATGTTGAGAAAAATATTCACGAATTATTTGCACAATATCAAGACGAAATTGAAAATGTAGATTTTAAACTTAATACTGAAAAATTAAAAAGTGATATAATCCAAGGTACTTCAAAATTCCTTAAGAAAAGAAAATTATAATGAAAGTTAAATTAATATCATCAAGTAAAGCCAGTAGAGAAATGGTAAGTGAAGGTATTTACGATGCACAAGAGCTTATTGCCTTTTGTGCAAGAGTAAGTAACCCAGCTAATCAATTCAATACAGAAACTAGTGAGAAACTAATCAACTATCTAATCAAGCATCAACATTGGAGTCCGCTCGAAATGGTAAGTGCTTGTTTAGAGATTGAGACCACACGTGATATTGCAAGGCAAATTTTAAGACACCGTAGTTTTAGTTTCCAAGAGTTCAGTCAACGCTATGCGGATCCTACTAAAGACTTGGACTTTGTCATACGTGAGGCACGTCTGCAAGATACAACAAATCGTCAAAATTCTGTTGTAACTGATGACGTTGAATTGCAAGCGTGGTGGGATGCCAAGCAAAAGTTTATTATTGAAACTGTTAAACAAACATACGCAGAAGCTATTTCTAAAGGTATTGCTAAAGAACAGGCTCGTGCTATTTTACCAGAAGGTAATACAGTAAGTCGCTTGTACATGAACGGTACTTTGCGTAGTTGGATTCACTTTATTGAATTGCGAAGTGCAAACGGCACACAGTTAGAACATCAGCTGGTTGCTCGCGAGTGCGGACGAGTCATTGCAGAAGTGTTTCCAATGGCATCAAACCATATTAATTAGTTGTAAGAGTTATCGCCGGGCCACAGAGGCAACTTTGTTCCCGGCGACCTTTTGGGTATTTTACTGTCAGCACTACTTACACAACTAGAAGTAATGCATGATTTAGGACCATCAAATAAGTTAAATCCAGTTTCAATATTGCCTAATGGAGCGTCATGACAACTATAGCTACGTTTGATACTGCCGTCAGGTTCACGTATAATAATACTACGGTATCCGCTTGAACATTCCCAATCTTTAAATTTATTAAAGTTAAATGCATTAAATCGTTCAGCTTGATCCATGTACCAAACTTTTTTATTTTTGTCCACAAACTCTACTTGAAAGTGTTGCGGGATAGTATCTTGTGAATATATAGGATCTGGAACTTTCTTAAATGTGGGTTCTGGTCTAATTACTAACTTAGCTTCTGCTGCCTTTGCTTCTGTATAGCCACGTTGCGGCATTCCGTTGTGTAATACTTTAAGCATTTCTGGAGTATACCCATCAACTACACGACTAGCAGTGGGATCACTTTGAGGCTTTAATGTTACATTAATTCCACGATTGTGAAAGTATAATGCGTTCTCATAATCTTTATCAAACCATTCAGGAACCATTACCATGTTAATAGTTACTTGAACATCATGTTGCTGACATAATTCTAATTTATCAGCAAACTCACTCATTTTTTCTTTAGTATTAACGTGTTCAGTATGCAGGCTAGCAGTGATACTTGCTCTATGAAATTTACTAACTGCCTTACAATATTCATCTCGATGCCATGCTAAACTACGACTCATATTTGTTGTCATATGTACACTAGTATAGTTTGTGTTTTCTGAATCATTGTTTAAGTGATTCAAAATGTCAATATAACCAGGATGAAACGTGGGTTCGCCGCCACTTAAACTAAAATGGAAACTATTAAATCCTCGGTCACGAGCTTGACGTTTAATCTCGTCAACAGTCTTTAAACACAGCTCAGTTGGTCTATGATCTTTTTTATCGCTTCGTGCGTAAGGCCAGCAGTAACTACACTTATAATTACAGAATCTGCCTAACAGCCAACTTACTGTGAATAAGTCTCTATAAAGCATTGTACGTTGTCCAACACGTACTATATCGTCATAGGGTATTTGTGTAAAGTCGTATGCAGATGTTTTTAAATCACTCATTAAGATTGAATCCACATAACTTTGGGTTTTGTTTCTACAGCATTTTCAAACACTTTCATGTCAACATGTCTAGCCATAACAGCTTCATATTTGCTTTTATCAGAACTTTTAGGTGCGCATAAACCACAACCACAAGTGTGTTTAGGACATATAATTGTTGGCATTGTGCCAGCTTTTAAATGCTCTTCTAATTCTTTTAGAATTTTGTCGCCTTCGCTTAACTTACCAATTGGTCCGCGGGTTTGACCAAATTGAGCTTGGCATGTTTGATGATGGAATACACTATCAGTTTGTTGTTCAATATGCATAAAGAACCAATTGACGCTACAATGCCAACCTTTAAATTCTCTAAAATCTACAAACTTGCTTTTTCTATCAACACCATCTTGACTTAGACACATGGTTCTACTACCACAGCACGGTCTACCTATTTTTAGACCTAATTCTTTCTTTTCTTCACTCATGCTGCTTGTACCTTTTTAGTGTTATTTGACCAATAATCTTTCATCCACTGTAACTGTTCTTCAGTGTATTGATGTGCAAAATTGCTTTTACTGTCTGGTTCTTCGCCGATAATACGTGGAACATATTTTATATCGTTGTCATCTAAAAATTCACATAGCTCAACACATTCGTCAAAGTATGCGGCATGAAACATTACATTGATACTGATACTACATTTATTAGCAGGACCTTCTTTATGAAACTGAACCATACGATCTCTGACTTGTTGTTTAAGTGTGGCATCAGCCTCTGCATGGTAACTAACTGTTATGTGTCCAAAATTTTCCATAACTTTCTGAGCCATTTTTTTACTCATTGCCCCATTGCTGGTAAGAGCAAAATTACATTCGTACTTGTCTTTATATTTGGTCTCGTATGCTTCTTTAAGGTATTTGGCAAAGGCAATAAAGTTTGGATTTACTGTGGGTTCTCCTCCAGTAAAGCTAACACTTGCTCTCTTGTAATCTCTATACGTCATGTACAAATTAACATACTCCAACATGAAGTCAGCGTTCTTAATCAATTCTTCCAAGGTTGCATGGGGACTAAAATTATCATGTCTGTGAGCTGGGCAATAGCTGCAATCGTAATTACATCGACGTCCTATATCCCAAGTAACTTGAAATACATTGCCATCAAGTAAGTCAACTGTATCAAAACTAGCCATTAAATATAATCCTTAAATTTTGGTTCTACATCGCACAAATTTTCTTGTCGAATATCATCCAACTTTTGTGTGTATTTTACAAACTCATTCCAGTGTGTATCATAATAATTATCGCTGTTCATATAGCTTGTTACGCCTTTAGAAATATCTTCTGCTTGTTTAATTACATGTGCAGGATAATTATTATCCTTTACCCATTGAACAAACTCGGTAAATTTAACAGTGACATCTTTTTTGTATTGTTCTGGAAGAACACGTACATTTAAATGTTTTGGATGATGTGCAACGTGATGCGTGATAATTGGGCGTTTTTGTGTGAAGTTTATTTTCTTTAATCCGCTTTCTGTTAATTTCCATTTCATAAAATCAATCATATGATTAACATTATACGCTGTTACTGTGAATGCAAACCAACCAAAAATATTATCTGGTAACTGATCAACCTTATGTAAATTATCTAATGTCTTTTGCCACTTGGCAGGATGTCTTTGATATTCTTGCATTGCACCCATACCATCAATACTTGCGCCAACACGCACTTGTTTAAAACTCTTCCACAAATTTGTAACACGAGTAGGCAGTGTACTCATGTTAGTGTTGTACTCAATAATAATATGTTTTGCAGCATCTTTTTCAACACAGCGTTCTAAGAAATCGTAATGCCGTTCAATGAGCATAGGCTCTCCACCCGCAAAATATACGTGTTGGATATTATGTATGTTTGCCTCAAGCTGTTCCCAAAATGGTTCGTATTCTGGCCAGTCAAAAGCTGGAACATTCCCGTCAATAATTTCCATTATTCCGCCAGTATCTTTAAATTTATTACTGCCAGTTAACTTAATCCAATCATCGTACCATGCGTTACTATCTGTTGGGCCGCACATACGACATTTTAAATTACAAAAATTTCCAAATCTTAAATCATAATAAACTACAGGAAAGTCTTCAGTGGATATACTACCATCTTCAGCAGTTTTACTACGTGCTTCGTCGATAGTTAACTTCCATTGTTCATTTTCGTATGTGCGTCTGCTAACTAACCCACTTGTTTCTTCGTTTTTACATCGTCCACATTCTTCGTTCCACACACCATTTAACATATTAAGACGAATTGTTTTCATCATACTGTTGTTACGTGCAAGGTCTAAATTATCTTTGCCAGCGTTGAATGCAGTACCGTCGTCTTTGCGTATCACACCTTGATTCTTAGTTACGTTTGCCTGACAACAAACTCGCATGTCACCATTTGCACGAATAGCTTGGAAGTTCCAAGGGATTGGGCAAAATGTATTACTCATTTAGGAATCCTAGCAACAGTTTCTGGAATTTGTGTCTCTGCCCATGTGCGTTCTTGACACCAAAAACATTTGCCGCAAACTGGTACATGTTGTCCAGCCTTATATTCTTCTAGGTTTGGTAAAAATTTACTGAGTTGCGAATCAGATAAATCGCCTTCGCAACTACGTGTATTTTCATATAAATCTAAAATTTTAAAAAGATAATATTGTGACAGAATCCAAGATTTATCAACTAATAAAAACGGAAGGAATATATAAGACCCATTTCTTTTTAAGACCAATAACGGTTCCTTTTTGTCAACGTCAATTCTTCGAGCAGGCGGTTCGCCTTCAATTAGTAGATTAAATGGGTTATGTGTAGTTGCATTAAATATTGCATCAAACTTATATTTGAAAATGCAATATGAATTAAATTCATCAATTTGAATTTGATCGCCCGCTCTTAACACACCCTTAGACATAATAATTTTACCCATTGCTCCATCTTCAATACCTGGAGCAATAAAGTTAGTATGTCTATTTTCAATTATAGACGGAAACATCGATTTTAATTTATTAAAAACTTCTTCTGATATGGGCTCTTGCCAAGGTCTAGTATTCCAACATCGAATATGTGTGATGACATCTATTTTACAATCAATATTATTATCTTGTATAATTTTACAAAGCAAAAACGTAAGGCATGCACTATCAGCGCCGCCTGATAAATTAACACCAATTCTTTTCCAAGAAGAAGAAAATGGAATATCTAATCCGTTAATACGATGTAATACCAAGTCTGGAACTTCACTTCCGTACATTTCTTTAAATTGCTTTTCTAAATTTTTATATAAATTATTACTAAACTCAAACATTAAAAATATCCTTCATCTCTGGGAAAGTTTCTGCAAAGCTAATGCCACGCTGTGCGTCGCATAGATCTAAAAATTCTTTCATTTCTGGAAGTCTAATGGACCAGTCTTCACTTTCCATAAATTTTAACATGCCATCTAACCGACTAATTCCGTAGCTAGCATCCCTCCACTGCTCATAAGTCACTTTACCTTTGTGCCATTCTGGAACACCTTTTTCCCAATTAGCTTCCCACCAAGGATAAAATTCTTCATATTTTTTACGGCATTCTTCTTTGAACCATTTAGGCAACACTTTTACATTTAAGTGAGGTGGGTGATAAACAAAGTGATAATTTACACCGCCAGCACCAAACGGCCACATATTAATTTTCTTAAAACCTTGCTCTAATTTCCATTTAATAAAATCAGGTATGTAGTAAATATTAAGGGCTTGCACTGCACACGCAACCGTAACTTCTGTATTGCTTGGGGTTTGTGTATCTAAAATATGAAATACTTCAGCAGTCCTTGACCACTTACTAGGATAACGAATGTAATCATTCATTTCCTCAATGCTGTCTACACTATAATGAAAACGCACAAGTTTAAATTGTTTCCACAAATCAAACAAGTCATCTCTCCATTCTACACCGTTACTATTATAGCGCAATTCTAAATTTTTTGCATGTCCTTGACGAATACATTCTTCCAAAATTTCATAGTGTTCTTCAATAATTAAACTTTCTCCACCTGCAAAATACAACTGTTGCATATTAGGAATTTGTTCATAAAACTGCTGCCAGAATACAGGATTATTTTTGTGCCAGTTGTAACTGCTACCGTTTGTGCTGCCTTTGTTTGCCCACAATGTAGTTTGTTTTAATGTTGGATTTTCAATCTTTGGATGTATTGCCTGCCAGTCTTTGATCCAACCACTACTGTCATGGGGACTGCACATTACACAAGCCAATTGACATTTTGTTCCAAATCTCAAATCAATGTAATTAAGTTTGGGAGGAACAGAACCATCTTCAGCAGTGTCAGCTACTAGCTGATTTAAATCAGTACGTTCCATCCAATATGCAGTTTCCCACATACGTTTACTATTATGCCCGGCTGCTTCTTCTTTGTAGCACTTAATACAGCTAGGAGGTTGTTCACCGTTAAGCATTTGCTTACGGACATTACGCATATAAGTACTGTTCCAGCTTGATTGAAAATCGCTAACATTTAGATTGGCAGGTTTGCCTTCGTCTGTTTTTAAAATTCCAACCATACCCCCATGCTGTTTATCGTTGGTTGGTCCAACACTACTTGCATTAGCTGTACAGCATACTCGCATACTTCCATCTGGACGTGTACTTAAATGCACCCACGGCAAAATGCAAAAAGTTTCCGATGGGAGTTTAGTTGTTGGCTTAGGTGTTATCATTTATAAATTTAATCTCGTTTTGATATGCTTTGTTATTACCGCATGTTCTTATACATTTTTCAATATGCATTTTGTGTGAAGGATCCCAGCTTTCTTCAAGTAGACTAGAAAACCACTCATGCGCCAGTATATCATCAATACTGTTATTAATCAAACTATTCCAGCCTGGCTTAAAATCTTTTGTTAATTTTAAAAATTCATCCCTATGTGTATGAGCCAATTGCCATAAAAAACAACACGGCCACATAGTTAAATCTGATGCTATAAAAATTTCACCTTCATGTACTAATTTACAAACTATAGAATCTAAAATTCTCTTTCTTGTAGGCTCATCATTTACCATATTACCTGTTGATTTTCCAATGATTGGTACTATATCTGTGGAATTAGAATATGTGTTAATAAATTGTTGTAACTCTTTAACTTGTTCTACTTTACTGTGTGCGTTGTCACTCGATGTAGTAATAACAAATTCTTCTTTAATTAATTTTTTAGTTACCAAATCTTTCTTAGGTAACTTTGCAATCCAATCATTAATCGTATTACGTATACCCGTTCTTCTAGCAAATTTAAAGCCCAGTCTACTAGCAGTTTTTCTTGCATCTTCCAACTCATGTTCATTATGGTCAAATACTATGTACATCCAAGTTGCACTAGCAAATCCCTTGCCACCAAGGGCATACGCAGTCATATTTCTTTCAATAACATCAAAAACTGTATTGACTCGATAAATGTGATTAGTTTCCTTATGCCCATCAACTGCAAATACAACGTCAACTAATTTTGTGTTGGAGCTGATTTCTCCAAGTTCTTTCCACCATGCTACATTTTGATAGCTACCATTAGTACTAATCTGACAATATCCATCGTTTGCAGTCAAGTATTTTACCATGTCTAACATCTCAGGATGTACAACTGGATCTCCTAATACCCCACAAAATTTAAATTGTTTTTTGGATATCTCATTTTTAGTTGGGAATAATCTTTTAATATCTTCTAGTGAAAAAGATTGAATTTTTAATAACTCAGGAAACCGAGTCCTAGTGCAGCCAGGACAGGCAGCATTACAATCACTTGTAATTTCCAACTCGATTTTTTTGATGTTATCAATGTTCATTTAAACTGTTCCGCAAAGGCATCATATTTACCACAGGTCTTAGCACACACGGATAATTTTCCTTCCGCACAACTAGGTTTTTCCCAGCTTTCTGGAATAACTTTTTGAAAGTAGATACCGTCAACAATACTCTCTAATGTATTAAGTTTAGCATTAAGGCTGTTTTTTCCTACCTGCTTTATCGCATCCCAAATCTGTGTTCCTTCTGAGTTATGATACCAAACATACATTTGCCCAGCAGTCCAACAACATGGTTGTATAATCCCTTCTGCGCTTACATATACACTTTTTTCTTCCGCAACTTTACAAGTTATACTGGACAAATCTAACCCCATTTCCATTTTAGATTTTTTAGTGGGATCTAAATTAAAACGTTGTGGGGCTTGTATTGCAATTGCCTCAATTTGCTTGGAAGGAATATATTTGACAGTTTCTTGTTTTCCCACAATGTTGCTTAACTGATCTAAAATACTGTTCCTGTATTTGGGATTAGTTGGCGCTTGTAGTAATGTCGTTGTACCTTTGCGATTTGCTGCTTGGTGTACTTCCTTAGTAACTCCGCTAGTATTACTAAAGAATCTAGCAGATTTTTTAAACTGGAATTTCTCAAATCCCATAACACGACTTAGTTCTTCAGCTGTTTCCACTTGATGTTCATTGTGTGCAAATACAATGTAATCCCACCTTGCTCGACCACCTGCATCAATAAATGCTTGTGCATTTTCTACGATCTTGGACCATACTGTATTTTGTCTATACAAGTGATTTGTATCTTCTAAACCATCAATACTAAAAACAACATATGCGTTTTTGCCTAATACCGTTGCTAAGTTTGCCCACCACTCTGGTTTTTTAGCACTGCCGTTTGTGTACATTGTAAGATTCATTTTAGTATTATGTTCTCTAAAATATGCAAATACTTCCAATGTATCTTTGGCAGCAACTGGATCTCCAAAGTTCCCGCACATATACATCCTATCTAACTGCTTAATAAATTCAGGTTTAAAAATAGTTTTGCAATCATCTAAACTTAATTCATTATTTTTAAGATGAGGATTATCTTCTCCACCATTAATGTTCCTTGCACACATAGGGCAAGAAGCATTACACGCTTCTGTAATTTCTAAATGAACCGTTTTTAAATCTGAATATCTATACATTAAATGTCCATTAATAATCTTATATCTTTTCCAGGACCTACTTTACTAGGCATATCACCGTGTTGCTGGACATACCATTGTATTACGGCTTTATACCAATTTTGACTATTATGATGCGCTTCTTTATTAAACTTATGAATGTTGTTATTTGTCGCTTCAAAGGTAGATAAGGCTCTTGCTGCCTCTACTTGTAACGTTCTCAAATCCAATTCATCTAAGTCTATCATGGTCTTCCAATAAGCATATAACGCTTATACCCTGTTAATTGTAACACACCTTCATACAAAAGTCTAGTCATTGGAAACTTTTTCTTCATTTCTCCCATGCTGTGTATTGAATTGATATGATCTTCAACTTCATGTAAGTTATTACTTTGAATGACAAATAATGGGTCCGTTTCTAAAGGTCGATTAACAAACTTATGATACCAATCTTCGTGAAAATGTTCTGCGCTAGTATTCACAATTAAATCAGGCGTAGTTTTTTCGTTAATTTCTTGACCAGTAGTGTAATTTTTTATTTTATACTGACAACCTGTTCGATATAGCCAGCTCATATCTGTTAAGTCTAATTCTACAGACTTAACTTGATAGTTATTAATAAAATCTATATTAAAAATCTTATCACTAATTTCACATGCATTAGGATCAATATCAACAATTCTCATCTTATCATAAGAGATGTTGGCTATATCAAAAAACTTACGTAATTGTCCGTACCAGCCAGCTAATAAAAATACAACTTTGAAATCTTTTTGTATTTTTGCCAACTCTGTAACTAGCCAAATTTTACTTTGTACTTGGCCCCTGCTAAATGCGTCTTGTAATGCAACTGGGTTATGCCCTTCTCTATAATACTTGTGGAATGTATCTAAAATTTCATTAGGAGCATATTTACGCAGTGTATTAATAAACTCAACTATCCCAGCACCGTCATTAAATTTTATAATAGGATTATCTGCATAAATCATATGCATTAGAAAATCTACATATTTTTTTGACTCTTGATCATTGGCAAACGCAAAATAGTCTTCCAATCCGTGTAGCCAACTAATATTATCAGTATTATTTTCCATTACATTCCTTATTAAATTGTTCAGCTAGCCAATCAAAGTCATTGATTAATTTTAATGCTGTCATGTCGCCTTTATTTGCAATACCGTATCTGGTTCCTGCCTTTGCGCCAGCTAATGCATATTTTCCATATGGTTTGTCTGCGCCCACTGTACACCACGCCTGTAATCTAACATCAGTTTCTTCTGATTTTTGTCTATCAATTACTTTACTAGATAATTTAACGCATTCTCTAAACGCACTTTTCCAAGTATTAAACTCATCAGTGTTAAAAGCAGTCACATTACTAATTACAGGCACTGCTTTAAAATGCTTACTAATACTAGTTGTCATATCTGGCTTGCTAGTATCCATATTAATTGTATCTAATCTAGGCAGAAGTTTTACTCCACCGTTTCCATATTCTAAATAGTTTACAGGATTTAAACTTCTCCATACGTGTACAGTTTCTAGTCCACGAGATTCTAGTTTATAATCAAAATCAAAACTATCCAGCACTTCTGCATCACCGTCAACCACCCAAATCATTTTTGTAAAACATTTTTTGGCTGCAATAATATGAGCATTGTGTATTCCTTTAACTCCATGAACACGTTTTGTCATAGGAAATCGATTTTTTAATTTTAGCCAATTTGACTCTGCGTTTGGTTCGTTATAACTGATAAAGACGATATCAAACATTACTTGCTCACTATAAATTTATTAGGCATTCTAGGTGGATTAACATACATGGATTTAAATAGTTTACTTTGTTCAGCAGTAAATATATCTGCCATTTCTAATTCTAATTCATGTATAAGAGTTTCTCCAATTCCCATAATTTCATAAGGTAACATTTTATCAGTTACTTTACCATCATTGTTTTCCCAGTAATTGTTTAACCATTTAAAGTCACGTACATTAACATAATCCCAATCTGTACAATTAGTCATGTAGCAACCTTGTCTAGCACCATATATTGCCCAAATGCCATTAGGCACATCTGCACCTATGTGCATCCAGACCATCAAACGTTGAAAATTCTTCCAGTGAACTTGTTTAACAATATTATCAGCTTTAGATCCCTCAAGCAATCCCATTTTAACACCTTCACGGAAGCCCGCACGCCAGGCTTGCTGTGGGCTTGCATTATTATGCACGTCACTCATGCATTGTTCCATTTGAATGTAATTAATATCCCAACAAAAATCCACTTGAGTCTTAGCATTATCACTTTCCGCAGCCTCATGGGTCTTCATATCTAATACTAATTGCGTGGGCCAGCACTTAATACCACCATTACCATATATCAATCCGTTAATAACATTTTGTGCGCCCCAACTAATAACACTTTTATCAAGTTCAACGTCATCCTTAAATTCTATAACCTGTTCTAAAAATTCTGGACGTACAATATTGTCCCCGTCAATCACAATTAATCTTGGAGTACTACATAATCTAGCACAGGCCTTATGTGCTGCATCACTGCCCTCGACCCCGTGTACACGTTTAGCCCAGGGAACTTTTTTTAACAAGTCTGCGTAATTTTTTTCAGCGTTAGGCTCATCATAACTTAGATATACGATATCACAATCTATTACTTTTAATGTACTCATATTACTAATAGCCCATAAGATTTAAAATAGCCAAAAGTTGAAATTGTAAAAGAATCAACATCTTCTTCCAAACTGTCTTTAAACTTTAACTTGTTTCCATCTTTCATATTGGAGACTTGTACTGTAATTGTTTTAAGCAGGTAATGTGGGTCTTTAGTTGCAGTTAAATAAAAATTAAAAATTGTAGACGGGTTAATTTTAGATACCATATCTTTGGCATCATCACTTAATAATATTTCCCAACGTTTCTGTTTCTTATCGTGTATAATTGTAAAATCTGTAATACCTTTATCAGTCACTCGAGGGATTTCATAAATCAATGCACTAGATATTTTAATAGACTCGTCTTTAGTCTGTAATGCATTATCAAATTTAAAATAATCAATATTATATCGACAGTAATCTTTTTTTCCGCTTAAAAAGTCATGCAATCTAGACTTTGGCACTTCTAAGTATCCACCAGTACTGGGTAAATTAGAAATGCCTGTAATAGTTCCAGCTTCATCATGCCAAACATACATTGTTTTAGGTATTTCTGACACTGCTTCTGCTTGTAAAATTTCTTGTAATGTAAGTGTATCCATATTAATATCTCAATGTGTTAATAATGTTATTTGTCAAAAATGCATCTTCAGTGTAATGAAATACACCAGTTTGTAAAAAATTACCAATTTTTAACTGTTTATCTTGATTAAAACTAATACCTATTTGATTTATCCAAGACGAAGGGGGACTGTCCCACCCTTGAATTGCTGACTTCATGTGTACAAACGATGGCGAAACTTTAGACGTCATTTCGTGTTCTGTTTCCATAAACACTAACGCAAGTGCCGCATTGACATCCATACTACAAAATCTTTGTTTTGTGTTGGGTAAGAATTTATCGTAAAATTGTTCCCAATTTTTAGTAATAACTTCTAACCATTTATAAAATTCGTATCCTTGCACTGACTTCTTAAAATAATGAACTCCAGTATATACATTAGGTAGGTTATTTGCAGTAAAAGTTTTTCTGTAATAATCATCACTAATTTCTCTACCTTTATAATCTTTTACACACGAAGTAAGACATATTGATTTGTTTTTAAGAAATTCCCACCAATGATCATTTGATGTTAATAAAAGCATGTCAGTATCGTATATCAAACTTTCTTTAAACGGTGTTATATGTGCAATTTTCCACCTGTTTTCAACTTTCCATGTTTTTTCTTTAGCATCATCACCCCACGGTATATCTAATATGTGGTCAAATGCGTGTCTGTAATCATCAGGCACTGTATCATTTGTAATTAAACAAGTCTGATTATGCTGTTTATTATTCAATTTGATAGATATTGCAAGAGCATAGGCTTGTGTTACATAGTTTACGTTTGAGTTTTGAGCTAGGAATACATGACCTTTAGACATTTCGTATAACCCTCAATAAGCTCTGTTTATTCATAACATGTACGTCTAAAGAATTGGTACTAATTGCAGTGTATTGATCTACTGTATTTTCTTTATTAACTAGCAATGTCATTTTGTTATCAGTTGCGCTAATTAAAATGTCTCTGTCTAGGATATAGCTCAATTTATTAGCAATAGGCATGGCAAAATCACCACTAGTAAATCCGTTCATCATATGAATGGCAATGCTAAACGCAATATCATTGCGGTAACGTGTACTTGGTACTCTATACAATTTAGCATAGTATACCCAATTATCTTTAATGTGTTCAATTAAAGTGAAAAAATGTTCAGTTGTTGAATTTTTCCTAAAGAAAAATACAGTAGCCCAATAAAAAGGTATGCTAAACTGATTAATATAATCAAACTCGCTGGTATTTCTCCACGATGCTAGATCATTATACTTGTTGTATATTAAGAAATTATGATTTTGATCCCAGCAATATTTAAGAAATGATGAATTAATTATAAAATCACTATCTATTACTAGTGTTTCATCATAAGGACTTAGGTAGAAACAATTTGCTCTGTTAGAATTTTTCCATACTAGGTTAGAATAACTATCAGCGCCATCATAAAATTTTTTAACTTGCGTGGTTGTGTCAACAGATTCAATGATCTTATCAAATACATCTACATCGTTAGGGAAAGTCTTATATAGCCATTCAGAACTATCAGTTACTAGACTAACTGGTTTATTTAAAAAACGTTTTACCCGTTTGGCTGCATATATCGCCAACTCCACATAGTCAACTTCAGAATTATTAAAGGCAAATATTAATACACCTTGTGTCATAAATCTAACAAACTCTCAACTGATCTACTATTTTTGATTTTTTGATATTGGGTTTGATAACTGTTTGTCGCAGATGCATACACTGACAATATGCTGTCTAAAAATTCTGTTAGTGAGGGGACGTCTACTGGAAGATTGTTGTCATCAAGAATGACTGAATCAGTGTGCTCAAGATCAATTAAAGTTTTTACAAAATTAATTAATTCTCTAGTAACTTTGAATGTTGCGCCGTTAAAAAAGTAAACGCAATTTTGTTGATATTCTTCGTAAATTACCTTTTTTTGATTGGCCAACGTTGTTACAAAGTTGGCAATTTCAAAGGCTTTTGATAGCTTTTCGTCCATACGGACCTCCTGAACAATAATTATACTATCTTATAATTATCGTGTCAAGAGCTATACGGGTTTATATTCCGGATTGAGTGAATGCAGGACTAGGAACTGTTACGTTTGCTGATGCGGCTCTTGCAATTTTTACAATACTAGTTAGTGTACCAGTAACTTGTTCATCAACTCCAGGCCCTGGTTTATATCCAGGTCGTTGATCACCCAAGTCGGCATCTTCAAACTCAATAGTAAATGTTAATACCGTAGCAGTATTATTTGCAACATCCTTTCTAGCTTTGATTCTGTATTCGTTTTCCAAATAGACGCCAGGAGTTGTTGGTTTAATAAACACGAATTGATCAGTTGTAGTTAATTCGTACCAACCTATTGAGGTTTTGGGATATCCGCCTGCGGCGTCAGTACCAGTATACGTAGTTCCGTGGGCTGCAAATTTAATTGTTGCCATTGCTGTTAGCATTTGATCCCAACGACCACCTTTGTCATTAGTTCCGCCTGTATAGCCAGTAATAGTTGCCGAAAATTGGAATGATCCACCAGCGTTAAAGAAATGTCTTGCAGCATCACCAGATGCAAAAGTTATTGTAACTGTATGAGTTAACTTGCCATTCCACGGACTGGTTCTTCTAGAAAGTGTTGGATCATATAAGTTAACTGGTGGCGCTTCTGTAAGTGCAACCGTAAGTCGATCTGTGCTACAAAGTGAAGCAAAATCTTTATATTGATTAGCAAATGTGTCATCAATTAAGTCAGTAGTTGTAGGCAAAGTTAAACTTACGCTTTCATTTAACCCCGTTTGATGCTGACGAATTTTAAGCAAATCAGTTCTCAGTGTATTCCATTGACTAACAGTTACTTTAACATCTGCTGCAACTTGTGCGCTACCAACTGCTTGCCCGTAACCAGAATCAGAAAGACCAGCTCCAAGTAAGAACTCAGTTGTACTTTGAATGTTATTAAAGTCAGCAGCATAAATTATGTTTCCAGCTGCTTTTGGGAATATCCCTGGTGATCCGATTGGCATAAGTAAGTCTCTTTATTCTGTGATATTTATATTATAAAATTAATGCTTCAACTAATTTGACCCCGGTGTCATCACTAGATTGTAATGCAACAGCAAAAACTCCATTCGAGAGTGGCGCTGCTACTACTGCACAGCCATTATCAGAAGCAATTAACTCGTCTCCCTTTTTAATAGCACCAATTACTTTAACTGGAACTCGTCCTTTAAGCGCAACAGTGGTTCCTCCCTCAAGACTCTTGTTCATTAAAAATGCTGGATGCGCACTTACTGCACCAATTGCACGTTTACCCAATTTACTAGCAGTAATTTCTGCGGTGCCACCAATCATTACTACGGTTCCAATGTCATATTCAGCATCGGCTAAGTATTTTTCTGCTAAGTCAGCATAGTATGCCTCAGTAGCTGTTCCAATAAACAATCTTGCCGCTAAATCTCCGTCTACTGTTCTTGCCGCAATGGTATTGCCAGTGTCTGATGTTGACGCTGCTCTAGCATTGCCTGCAACATTAACTGCATCTGCTGTAGTGGCAGTACCTTCAAAAGATACTGCATATACTGAGGAAAATCTTGAAGTTGATGATCCAATGTCTGACGTATTATCTGTACCAGGTAATACGTTAGGGCCAACTAATTTCATAGGGGTGTATGTTGCGCCAGAGGTAGTTCTAAATTCAATAGTACTGCTTAATTGATTTTCAAATACTGGGGTAGTTCCTTCAATATAAACTGCAATATCATCATCGTTACCAACAGTATAACCCAAATCACTAAATCTAATAGCAACTGATGGTAATGTAGAAACATCGTTTCTTACAAAATTTGCAGCGGATACGCCACCTAATCTTTCTGAGTTAGAAGCTGTTCCCCAGAATCTGTAATCAGATCCAGTAACACCTTGGGCGTCAGAACCAGCAGTTACGTTTGGCGTGTTAATTAAAGTTAAGCCTTTCTTAATTACACTAAACCCAGCAATTGCATTTATAGAATTTTTAAGAGTAAATTCAGTAGGAGAAATAATATAAACAGTTGCACCATCTACGACTGCTTCAATGATAGCATGTAATCCGTCAGTAGTATCTGTAACACTACGAGATCTTAATTGGGTGGTGTCTGCATCTGCTACTGCTTGCGGACCAATTAATGAAAATTGGTCATCATCTTCGTTCCAAGCAAACAATTGATTAGTATTTGTGTTAAACCAGAAATCACCAGTAGTTAAACCAGTTGGCTCAGCAACACCTATTTCGGCGCCACCAGTTGTACGAAATTGTGTTCCGTCAAAGAATTTTAATTTGCTAGAAGTAGCGTCAAACCATATTTGGCCAGTAATTTTTTTAGAAGGAGGATTTTCTCCCGCAAAGTTTTCCAGTAAGAAAACAAAGTTTTCGTTCTGAATTTCACCGTAACCAGCGTAGTTTTTGCCGACAAGTTTAATGTCTAAACTACTGTCTACGGTACCGTCTTCTACGGTAGCTGCTAAATCATTGTTATATTTGTTAATATTGTAAGGCATTCCTCACCCCTTTTGTATATTTATGTTAAACTGGCTCTACTTGATTGTAGGCCCAGCCTCTATTAATCCCAGTGTAGACTAGTGTAAATGCCCCACCTTCTTTATTTGCCACTAAATTTGACGTTGCTCCGTTGATTTTTCTTGATACCGTATCCCTAGTTATTGTCAAGTTATTTGTGTCCCACCCCAGGGTAGACCCGTCTATAAAAGAAACTTGCCAACCAATCTGCGGGATCGCAGGTAATTGTATTGAAAATGCTGCTGAAGTAGTATCTGCAATGATTTTGTCGCCATTTACCGCTGTGTACGCAGAACTAATTACTTGCCAACTTGATGTGATATTACCAGTAACCGATAAATTTCCGCTAATTATTGCAGAACCCCCAACATCAAGTGTTGCAGCGGGTGTTGAATTAAATAACCCAACAAACTGACTTACTGCATTAACATTGATTGCATCTACGAGAGCTCCTGCTCCAGATTTAATTTTAACTACAAAACTTTGACCTGATCTATTGCTAACTATTTGAAATGATGATCCACTAACTCTAAGTTCGCTATCTTGATTGCCAAGAATCAACGGGACTGGGTTTTGAATAGTTAATTGACCAGAAATACTAGAACTTGCATCAGTAGCTACAAAGCTAGTAGTAGTCTTAATTGCGCCAGATGGATCAACTAGTGCATCAGCTTTGGTGGCAGTTACATGAAATTTCATGTTAGATAATGCAGAAGCGTTAAACCCAGTCTTAATAATACCAGCGTACCCTTCATTGGTCAACTGGATCGCTGCCGCAGCATTAGGTGTAAATTCTTCTTTACTAAAAATTCCTAACAATACCTGACTTGTCCAAATCTTAACAACTGTTTTTAAATTTCCCGCAACATCTAACAAGCTAACCACTTCATGTCCTGAAATTCCTTGCTCTGCGGTATACAACGGGCCAGCTAAAACAGTTTCAGTTCCATCGTAAAACCAAAGTTGGTTAGTTAAATTATTGATCCATAAATCTCCCTGTATTAAAGTTAAAGGAGTGTTTGCATCAGACGATACAATAGGGCCGCCGCTTGTTCTAAATTCAGTGCCTGTGTAAACTTTTAATCTATTGTCACCAGTATCAAACCAAATTTGGCCAGTTATAGGATATGTAGGTTGACTAGTGTTAGCAAAATTTTCTAAAAGTTTTATTAAGTTTTCATTAAACACTTCTCCGTAGTTGGAAGAATTTTTACCAATAAGTGTAAGATCAGTACTAATTTGATCAATAGTGCTATCGCCTAATTCAGTAAGAACAGATCCGTTTGTTTTATTAATAATGTAAGTCATTATGCTACCTTCCCAGTAAATATAATGTAATTGATTGTTTGATAATGATTAACAATATCAACTGGGACATTTAAAGTTTCTGATACTAAATCGTCTGTAAAAATGCCGCCGCTGTCAGTCATTAGTTGACCTTGTCCCGTAGCAACTAAACCGTTAGATGCTTCAGCATTTGTATCAATTGGGGATCCAGCCCTAGGGGCAAACGCATAGTACTGTGCTCCAGCATTACCTTTCATATCATGAACGTGTTCTGGTAAATTATTACGAGTCAATGATACTGAACTGGCGCCGCCTGTGCCACCAATTTGATCTGCTGCAACTTCTGTAATTCTATCTGCTGGAATGCTTCCTCCACCATTGGACATGTCGTCTCTGCCTAATGGGAATCTTCCTCGCAAATCAGGGAGTGCAAATGTGCCAGTACCAGTTAACAAACTTATTGATTTATAATTGTATTGTATCGTTGCAAATAATTCAGGGTATGTGGAAATTAGTTGTTCACTTCCGTCGCATAGCAAGTACCCCAAAGGTACTACAGTTCCAGCAAATGGCATAATTACGCCAGTTGGTACTAAAGGAATATTTGCAATTAAAGATTGTTTAGATAATCTTCTTAACGATCCAGCTCTATTAATTAAAAATTCATCAGTGATAAAAGAATCAGTAGTTAAGGTTTTATTAGTAATAAAACTACTGCTGATAACTGCCGTCAATACTACCTTACCTGACGGGGTAGAACCATTAAAATTGATTTCAGAACTTACAACATCACTTGCTTGCTCTACTACACCTGCTACTACTTTGTCTCCTAAACTAAATGCAGTTGTACTTGTCAATGTTGCGGCGGCTCCAGAAATACTACCGTTTAAGAAGCCAGTAAAGCTACCGCTGATTGTTGTAGCATCAATATTGTCTGCATAAACATTACTCCATCTATTAATAGATGTTCCAAGATCATAAATGCTATCAGTTCTTGGAATAATGTTGTCTACAACGCTAGTTCCAATGATGTTTAATCCGCCGCCGGCTCTAATTAATTTTGCTACGCTTACACCTCCAGCAGTGACAATACTACCAGTTGACAGGCTAGTAGAATCAGTAACGTTAGTTAATAATAATTGATTGCTTGCTTTAATACTACCTTCAACGTCTAAAGCTTCGTCTGGGTTTGTTTTATTAATTCCAACCCTAGAGCTGCCGTCAATCCTAAGAACAGTTGGAGAAGTTGTTCCGCTTTTAATTTTAAAGTCAATACTAGAGCCTGACACTTTATTATAAACCACTGCTGCATTATTTTCAATTGATATCGACAGCGCGGAGTCTCCACCAATACTAATGCCTGCATTATTTCTTACACTAAATCCAAAATTAGTGGTACTTGCTTCATCTTTTCTTAAAAAATTAGTAGCTGCCACAGTAGCAGAACCAATAATTAGTGCTTCAGCTTTTTCTGATATCCCCCAAACTTTGGTCCCAGTTGCAGATGCTTTGAAATTAGTTGTTGATAAATTTGTACCTTGTCTAATTAATGGGAACCCAACAGTTGACGCTTTTGGGGTAAATTCAGTATCGCTAATAATTACAACTCTGGTTCCATTTACAAATAATGTCAGTACTGGAACTTGAACATCAGCGGTTGATGTAATTAGCTCAACTTGTGCTCCGGTTGCTTGACCAGCACTATATTCTGGTCCAACCAATACCCAACTTGAACCGTTATAAAGATAAAGTTGTTGCGTTGTAGTGTTAACCCAAAGGTCACCAATAACACTGGTAGTTGGTGCTGACGGAGATTTCTTAACAGAGCCAGCTGCAACCCAATTGGTGTTATCCCAAATTTTTAATTGATTGTTAATACCAACCCGTGTATCGTACCATAATTGGCCTGCAACTGGATTAGGTGGAGCAGAGGGTTTTGCAAAATTTTCTAGTAAATGCAAAAAGTTTTCAGCAATGACTTGCGAATAACCCGCATAGTTTTTACCAACAAACTGTACACTCTTTTCAGAGTTTAATGTTTGGTCATCTACTGTGATTGGAGTTTTAGTTGTATCTGTAAAATTTACTTGATAACTCATCTTATGCTCCGGCTATGCCAGTTAAACTTTGTATTCTAACTGTGTAATCAATTTGAATTAATCTATTCAATGATTTTTGTACTGGATGAAAAATCACATGTGTTAGTAACAAACTTGATCCAGTTGAGCTATAACTTTTTAGACCCAATTCGTCAAACACTGCTGGGCTTTCTGCATCAGTAGTGTTGTCAAATGCCAACTGACCGCTGATGTTTTCGCCGTAATCTAATAAACAAGTAATAAACACATCAGTATAATTAGTGCCAGTCACGTGTCGAGTTTCAATGTAGTTCCTAACTGGATCAACGTTTGATACACTACGGTCATCAACTACTTTACTGTATGTTTGATTATATAAACTGGCATTAGTGCCAGTGCTGTTTGGGGTCAAATATGTAATAATGCCTGTTGGGTCGACAGCGGTTCCGCCGTTACCAAACGCCATTTCATATATGAAGCCTTGCCCTGAGTTAGCTATACTCTGCGCCAAGGCCACGCTGATATTTTCATAATGGATTGCATTACGTTTATTCACGAAAATTTCATTAGATTCTGGATTCCAGATCTTGATATGACCTTCTACGTGTATTCCTGTTAAGTCTTTACTTTGCATATTTTTCTCTCAATCAGTATATTTATTCAGTATTAATAACTGCTACTTTAAGTTGTGCTAGGATTCTTGGCTGCTAGCGGGATGCCTTCGGTTGCTTTGATAAAGTTGGCAACTTTATTGTTTGAATCAACTAAAGCAGTGCCTGGATCATACCAAACTTTACCAATTTTCTTAATAATAATCACCTTTGTTCCAATGGTTAGATCATTCAACAGTGTAACACCTGCGGTTGTTTCGTCTACTGAAAAATCAGCAGCAAATGATACATCACCTTCCGTACTTTCCCAATGATTTTCTACATTGTGCATTGAATAAGGATGCTTCTTAAGTCTTTGATTGCCTACAAAAAATTCCCAATTTGTTCGATCGTCTGTAAAACTGCTGGAACTCTTATGTGCTGTTACGCATCTAAATGTAGAGCTTCCGTATAATACAATTTCACCAACTGAATAGTCAGTTAGTTCTGTCCAAGGCACTATGTTATAACCGCCAACAAATACTTCAATATCGGCTGGTACAGTGCTTACTACAGCATGAGTTACTGGATTTCTAATTGGATAACGTTTAGGAATATACTGCAAGGGAATTGTATTAGTTGTACCGTCATGAATATATGTATCAATAATATAGTCATCGTTGTAAGGAATCGTTTCACTTATTCCAATGTCAATAACCAATGCTCCCGCAACGTGTTTTGTTGGAGTTCCTGTTCCTAGTGTCCCTCTACGCAACTGTCCAAGTACGTTTCCATTAATGGTAAAGAATTCAATTCTTTCTCCACCAACATAAATGATTCCTGGTAAATTGCGTTGCTTATTTCCCACATTAAGGACTGAGCTGTCAGCTACAGTAATAGTTGAGTCATAAAAGTTTAGATCTAGAGCTAATAATGTTTTCTTATTAGCAGATAATCTCTTATAGTGATCTCTATTCAACATATCCTTAAACTGCATATACCCAATTGTTTGTCTAACAACGTTCTTTGTAAATGTAATAATTGAATACACATCATTTTCAGAAGTATTAGAAGTCAATTTAACTGCGTTCTTATTCGGAGTTAATCGATAATCAACACTATGAGTTAATAATGTTCCGTTTTTAATAACCCATACATAATCATCACTCAATACATCTCTGCCTAAATCGAGAATTCCACCAATAATTTTATTGTATGTAAAATATTCAACTGAATCTTGCGTTAAAGATATTGTAGGATTTATTTCAACTTCAGATCGCTGAATGTCTAATATGTTGTGATTGTAGTAAGAAATAATTTCAATTTCTTCTCCCAACAACGGAGTCGTTACAAACGTAATGTTAGTTTCTGATGTTATAAAATATTCAGCAGTTGTTACAATACTTATTACTAAAGTCGCATTATTAATGTATACTCCAGCTTTCAATACAATGGCACCAGCTAATAAATCAACAGTATAATCTAACATCAATCTCATTTTTGCGCCAGCAACATATATGTCAAAATCATCAATATTAAACACTTCAGCTTGAAATTTATGTGCTGGAATTGAATATGTTAATTGATTGTTTGATAATGTATAGTATGTACAATTAGGACCAGTAAGAATACGTTGTCCAGATTTAACTATAACATTAGATTCTAATGGTAACGCTTGACCAACAGAGTTGGCTAACGTGAAGTTATTAGTAGATCCGTCTCCTATTAAAGTTTCGCTTGTTGCTAAACTATAAGAGCTATCTGAAGAACTAGAAATTAAATAATTAATAATTGCCCCAACAGCTGGGGCGGCACCAAATTTAATGCCAATTCTATCTGTTGCTTCATATGTTGAATCTGTTCTAAACAAGATATAACTTTGATTGAGTCCAGAAACAATTACTAAAGAAGATGCTCCTTCAACCCACGGTGATCTAGTTATAAATTCAATATCTGTGCCGTTGCCTACAAAGTAATCTAAATCTAAGATGTCTTGGCCGTTAAATCCAAAACTTGATACTGAAACAATTTCTCCTTGAGGTGGGATTGTTGATAGTGTTACAGACTGTGTGTCATAGTTGATTGTAAAGTCAGTTCCAAGTGCTAAGAAAGTTCCATCTACTGTTACAGTGACAGCATATTGAGTATTTGGGTATTGTCCTATATCAAAAGTATCTATCACGTTGTCGCTAACATAATTTTTAGTTGCTAGTCTAGCTGAACCGCTGGCCGATCTATGAAATACCTTAACTGCAACTGCGTCAGTAATTTGACCTGGCACCACTTCTTCAGGAGCTGGACTTGAGGTGGTTGTTACAAAACCGTCGCCATCAACTAATATATCTTCTGCGGCCAAACCAGTAGCCGTAGAATATGCTAGATTTCCTCCAATTAAGGTAGTGTCATAGTCAAGTGAAGAAGGAGTAATTGCTCCGTCACTTGTACTCTTGCGGAAGATAACTTTATCACCATCATTAATATCCAAACTTGGTGTAGATCCTAAATTGGGCAATGTAATAGTATCAGTTACACCGTCACCCACAAATGTGTTCATTACTGAGCCAGCCGGAGCAATTAATCGCCCATTAGGTTGTACAGTTGATCCGTCATATATATCAAAATACGGATCATCAATTCTAGTACCGTTGACGTATATATTAATTTCTTGTCCTACTGCTGGAATGTAAGGTAACGTGTAAGTGTAAGTGCTATCCCCAACAGTTACAATAAAATCATCAAAAACAGGATCGTATCCGTCCCACACGTCTGCAAACCAGGGCAAATCGTCCCAGCCTGAGCTGGATTTGAAATTCAATCCAACAATGTTAACTCCGCCGTAATCAACACCAGTCATTAACTGTGATAAATCTTTACCCAATTGTCCACTGATTGGATCGTAGTAGTATTGAATTCTATCTGCTGCGGACAGATAATTAAAATCCTTAACGTAATTAATTACAACTACTTCACCATTTGCTGGAGCAGAGTTAAATGTTAACACCCCAGAATAACTTGTATGTCCTCTAGTAGTAGTTGTTTTACTAGTCACTGAGAATGTATCTCGCAGTGCTTCTTGGCCGTTAGTATCTGTTGAGTTTGTTTTAATAACAACAGTCGTCTTGCCAGTTTTTAAATCTGGACTCCATTTCAATGGGAATTGTAATCGAGATCCAGTTCCAATAAATTCTTCAGTCACAGCTAACGATGTAATGTAATACTTGCTATTAATTCTATCAAATTTAATTTTAATTAAAGAGCTTCGAACTAGATCATTTTTAATAAATGCAACCGCACGAGCTGGAACACCAATAGTAGATAATCCGCCGTTCAATTCAACTGTCGGGGCAGAAAAGTATCCTTCACCACTAGTTACTATTTGAATTTTAGTAACTTTGCCGTTTGAAATGTATGCTTTAGCCGTTGCTTGGGTTGTATTTGCTCCAGTTATAATAACTTCTGGATTTGTAATATATCCAGAACCACCGTCAACTAACACAATTTCTGACACATAAAATCCAGCATTATCAAGCCAATGTTTCCAAGGATAAGACAACAATTCATCGTTGTTAATAACAATTTCGTTTGTGTCACCAACTGATACTACTACTGGAACAGATTGATTACCAATGGTAACTGGTGGTAGATCAAAATCAGTGACAACAGACTGGGTATTATCAATACTAGTATAAGAACTTACATATTCTCTAATTTTAGTTCTGTATGGTTTTACTTCAGCAATATAGCTTTCAAAATCAGCTAAGTTATCATTGTTGTATGTAACTTTTTGTTTTAAATTTCCTACGTTGTGCATTGCTTTAACAAAACTAGTTTTAAATGCCCAATCAACATATGATTGTTCACTTAATGCATATCTAAGACTTGCAAAGAAAAGTTTTAAGTACACAGACCTCAATTCATCAATAAGAACCTTGTCTTTAATAGCTGTTAAAATAATTCTAAGTTCAACTGAACCTGAATTATCAAAAACATCAGTATCGTATAATGGTCCATCAAATCCTAAATTGGTTGCTACAAATTGATAGAACTTATTGGATATTTGAATTGTTCCATTTTGTCTGCCAATTACTTTGTAACTCTGTGTATAGTCTACAGAAGACACATCGGCAAACTTTTCTAGTAACATCCAGCCGGCTGAGCCAACAGTTTTAACTTTAACTGTTTGCCCAATATCTGCCAATAGTGTGTATAACTGATTTGTTCCATCAACTGAGTAATCAATTTTTGTGAATAAATTATAACCAGGTGCATACCAGTCAACATAATTCCAAAATGCTAAAACATTGTAGCTTTGAGATTTAGTTCGAATCCAACTAGATGTACCAATATTAAATGCGTATATAGACCACCTTCCTAAGGCCTGTTCATCGCTAATGACCAATACTGCTAGCGATCTAATTGATAAGGTAGTGCTATTAGTGTACCCTTGGCCAGCATTGTTTATTATTACGCTGGCAATTCCGCCGTTAGCGTCTAAAACTGTTTTAAGTTTAGCATCTTTGCCAAGGCCATTAACTGTTATATAAGGTGCATTAATATATCCTGAGCCAGCTTTTGTAATAATAACATCTGTAATTCTACCATCTTCAATTACTGGTAGTAAAGAAGGCATAGTGAAAGCCCCAGTATTAATTAATCGCAGTTCTGCATCAGTATCAACAACAGAATCATAAAGACCGCTAGGAAGAATGCGTGTTCCATCAGCTTGTGTTACATAGTCTGGATAAGCATCGTACTTTTTAAAGTCTGTTAAATCTGTTGAATCAACTATTAGTTCAGATATTAGTGCAGAATTTAAACGCTCAATATATTGCTTTAGTGCTTCAATTCTATTGATAAACATGCTTTGTCTTGGTCTAAATTGCACCCCGTATTTTAACTTAGGGGGCAAGTTGATATCTGGAACTTGCCTATTATTGAGATCGTTACCTACTAAACTGTCAATCCATTTAGTTTCAATTGCAGTAGGTATTGATGTGTTAGGATGTTCACTGATAATTTTCCAATCAGTGTGAATATTCAAGTCATCTTGATCTACTAGCCAATACTGCGCAGCCAATACGATATCAGAACTAACCAATAAATTTTGAACGTTTACTAGACTAAAACTGTCTGTTCCAGTAAATTCAACAAATTTATAGCCTTGACTCTTTGGATCTGCTATTAGTGTTGCAACGTTGAAGGCAGATA